GTAAAAATTCATAGCAATCAAGAAGATACAGTTATTGACCCATTCATGGGTTCTGGCACTACAGGGTTAGCTTGCAAGAATTTAGGGCGCAAGTTTATTGGCATAGAACAACAGTTTAATTACTTTGAAATAGCTTCAAAACGCATATATGGATGATGTCTTAGAGGTAGAGTTAGACTACCAACCTCGTGATGTATTCCTAGATTTCCACGAAAGACAGCAACGCTGGGCAGTTATTGTTGCTCACCGTAGATGTGGCAAAACTGTTAGCTGTATTAATGAATTAATCTATAAAGCCCTAATAGAGGGCAAAGAAGATGGTCGCTACGCTTATGTTGCACCATATTACAGCCAAGCCAAGAATATCGCCTGGGACTATCTGTTAAGCTTTAGTAAGCCTGTAATGGCTAAAGCTAATCAATCAGAACTATGGGTGGAACTAATAAATGGCGCAAGGATTAGGTTGTTTGGTGCTGATAATGCTGACTCTTTACGAGGTTTATACCTTGATGGGATTGTGCTAGATGAGTACGCAGATATGCGCCCTCGTATTTGGGGCGAGATTATTCGGCCTTTGTTGGCAGATAGGAACGGACTCAACGGATATCACACATGGGCTATATTCATTGGAACGCCTAAAGGTCATAACGCCTTCTTCGATTTATACAATAACGCCACCAAAGACCCTAATTGGTATGTAAAAGTATTAAGGGCTAGCCAAACCAAATTGATTGCCCAAGAAGAATTGGATGATGCTGCCAAATCAATGACTCAAGACCAATACTTGCAAGAGTTTGAGTGTGACTTTGAGTCAGCTATTCTTGGCGCTTACTACGGTAAAGAGATGCGTCAGCTTACCGATGCTGGCAGAATTACCAATGTTGACTATGACCCTATGTTCCCTGTGCATACAGCATGGGACTTGGGCTATTCAGATGACACCGCTATTTGGTGGTTTCAAGTCGTGCATGGCGAGATTCGTATGCTTGATTACCATTCATCCAATGGTCAGCCAGTAGCGTTTTATGCTGGCATTATTCAGTCAAGAGAGAAGGAAAGAGGCTATGTGTATGGCACACATTATTTGCCCCATGATGCTCGTGCAAAAACATTAGCGTCAAATAAGTCCATAATTGAGCAACTTTCTGACAAAATTCCGTTAAAATGTATGAAAATTGTGCCAAGTTTGTCACTTCAAGATGGAATTCAAGCAACAAGGTTAGCGTTAATGCGGACTTGGTTTGACCATAAGTGCGAAGATGGCATTGAATGTTTACGGCAATACCAGCGTGAATACGATGAGGACAAGAAGGTCTTTAGGGATAAACCTAGACATGATTGGACTTCTCATGGTGCTGACGCATTTAGGATGTTAGCTATTGCCTGGAAAGAAGAAGCAAAGTTGCCCCATAAGGATGACTCCATTAAAGGGCTGTTTGTAGGACAAACTGATGTTAGCTTGAATGATATGTGGAAGCAAAACCCACAATCAACTTCAAGAGGGAGAATTTGATGGCGAATGATAAGGCAACTGTAAATCACAGTTATGAAGATTGGTACAAGACGATTATGGGCTATGAACGCTCATATAAGCGTTGGGAAGCTAGAGCAGACCGCATTGTAAAGAAATACAAAGATGATTCCAGATACGACCGTAATCCTAATGCACGATTTAACATCCTCTGGAGCAATGTTCAGACTATTCAGCCAGCTATCTTTGCAAGACTTCCTAGACCTGATGTTAGCCGTAGATTTAGGGACAATGACCCAATAGGTCGTGTTGCCTCAATGATGCTTGAGCGAGCCTTAGAGTTCGAGATTGAGCATTATGGCGACTACAAATCAGCAATGAACAACGCTGTTTTAGACCGATTATTGGGTGGTCGTGGCGTTAGCTGGGTTCGCTATGAGCCACATATTGTTGGCGAAATGGCTGATGAAGCCGAAGGCGCACCTGATGATGGCTACCAAGTAACTGAAGATTCTGATGAAGCCGAAACTGAAGGCGGCATGGAAATTGAAAACCAAGAGCGTATTGAGTATGAGTGCGCTCCTGTTGACTATGTGCATTGGAAAGACTTTGGTCATACCATTGCTCGCACATGGGAAGAAGTAACTGCTGTATGGCGTAAGGTTTACATGAGCCGCCCAGCATTGGTTGAGCGTTTTGGCGAAGAATTAGGTTACAAGATTCCTCTTGATACCAAGCCTGACGATTTAAAGCAATCTTATAAATCTGATGATGGTGTTTACGAGGCGTGTGTTTATGAAATCTGGGACAAAGAAACAGGTAAAGTACTCTGGATATCTAAGTCGCTCGGAAAGATATTGGATGAGCGTGATGACCCTCTGGGTCTTGAGAACTTCTGGCCTTGCCCAAAGCCTCTCTATTCAACTCTCACTACTGACAGCCTTGAGCCAATTCCTGACTTTGTCATCTACCAAGACCAAGCAAGAGAATTAGACGCTTTATGCGACCGTATTGACGGTTTAATTAACGCTTTGAAGGTGCGTGGCGTTTACGATGCTTCTTCAAGCGAATTAGCTCGTTTATTCTCTGAAGGCGAAAACAACACATTGATTCCTGTACATAACTGGATGGCTTTTGCTGAAAAACAAGGCATGAAGGGCGCTATTGACTTAGTAGACATCACCCCATTTGCTGTGGCATTGCAACAATGCTATCAAGCAATGGAGCAAGTTAAGGGTCAAATCTATGAATTGATGGGAATTGCTGACATTCAGCGTGGTCAAACTGACCCGAATGAAACGCTTGGCGCTCAAATCATCAAATCAAACAACGCAGCAGGCCGCCTCAAAACAATGCAACACTCTGTGGTTGACTTTGCGACCTCGCTGCTTTCTATTAAAGCCCAAATTATCTGTAATCACTTTACCGATGAAACATTGGTGCAGATTTCAGGTGCAATGCAGCTTTCACCGCAAGACCAACAGCTAATTCCGCAAGCTATTGCTTTATTGCGTAACGAAGCATCTAAGAATTTCCGTATTGAAGTCACTTCTGACTCAATGATTTACCAGGATGAGCAGCAAGAAAAAGCCGACAGGATGCAATTTTTGCAAGCTATGAGTGGATTTATGGCTCAAGCTGTACCAATGATTACAGCACAGCCTGAATTAGCTCCAATGGCTATGGAAATGCTTAAATTTGGCGTAACAGCGTTCAAAGCTGGTAAGCAACTTGAGGGAATTATTGACCAAACTGCTGATGAATTGCGTACAAAAGCACAACAGATGCAAGGTCAACCTAAACCACCTCCACCAGAGGTTCAAAAGATTCAGATGCAAGCTCAAATGGAGCAGGCTAAGATGCAAAGCCAAGCTCAGCTTGAGCAAATGAAGATGCAGAACCAAATGCAGCTTGAAAAGGCTAAGCAAGAGTACCAAGCACAAGAAAATCAGCTTAAATTCCAACTCGAAGAGCAGCGTAATCGCATGGACAGAGAGATGGAGATGAAAGTAGCCCAAATGAAGATGATGACAGAACGCAATACCCAAGTATTGTTAGCTCATATCAACAATGGCGCTAAGATTGAAGTAGCTCGTATTGGCTCTGACGAATCTAATGGTGAAATGGCTTACATGACTGAGCAAGATATGGCTAAGTCTATGGAATCTCCAATGCAGCCGATTGCTGATGCTATTGGTAGCGGAAACATGCAAATGGCGCAAGCAATTAGCGCTTTAGTTGATACAATCAATGCTCAACATAACCGCCCTAAGACAGTAGTTCGTGGAGCAGACGGTAAAATCATCGGAGTCCAATAATGGCTATAACAGTCAAGCATAAGTTTGTTAGTGCAATACCTGACGGAGATGATGCTTCCGTTGTTAGACCTAGTAATTGGAACGATACCCATGAATTAACAGGATTGGGTACGATGGCAGAGCAAAATGCCAATAATGTAGCTATTACTGGCGGTTCTATTAGCGGTGTATCAGGAATTGGAACAGTTACAAGTGTTGCTGCAACTGCTGGAACTGGTATTTCTGTATCTGGTAGCCCAATCACAACTAGTGGCACTTTGACCATTACCAATACTGCACCAGACCAAACGGTTGCTATTGCTAGTGGTACTGGTATCTCAGCTACTGGAACATATCCTAATTTCACAGTAACCAATACTTTGCCTGACCAGACCGTTGTTTTAAACGCTGGAACAGGTATCAGCACTAGTGGTACATATCCTAATTTCACTATTACTAACACTTCCCCATCATTGGGTGGTGATGTAGTTGGCCCTGCAAGTGCAACAGACAATGCTATTGCTCGTTTTGATACAACTACAGGTAAGTTAATTCAGAATTCTGTGGTCGTTGTTAATGATGCTGGCACTATGTCAGGTGTTGAGTCTTTAGTGTTTGACGGCACAATCCCTGCTGCAACACCTGTAGGAACGATGTGGTACGACTCATCAACAGAAACTTTAAATTTCCAGCAAAACAACATTACCCAGCAAGTTGGCGAAGAAATCCTGCTTTATGGCAAGGCTTCTGCTGCTATTAACGATTCTCCATTACAAATCATCTACCAAACTGGCGTAGTCGGTGCAAGCGGTGTTATTGAATTTGCCCCTACTGTAGCTGGCATTACTGATGCTAATTTGATTCTTGGATGTGCTACCGAAGCCCTTGCGACTAATCAATTTGGTCGTATTACAGCTTATGGTGCGGTACATGGGATTACTACCAATGGTTCAGCTTATGGTGAAACATGGGCTGACGGTGATGTTATTTGGTACAACCCTGTAACTGGTAATCCTACTAAAACCAAGCCTACAGCACCTAATATTAAGGTTCAGTTAGGCATCATTACTCATGCTGGTTCAGGTGGCTCAGGTACTTTCCAAGTTTTGTTAAGAACTGGCTCAGAGTTAGGCGGTACAGACAGCAATGTGAACATTGTTAATCCTACTGCTGCACAAATCCTAACTTATGACACTACAGACGCTTATTGGAAAAACACTAGCCTAGCAACAGGCACAGGTATTTCTACTAGCACCAATGCCAATGGCACTTTGACTGTAAACAATACAGGTGTTACCTCTGCCGTAGCTGGAACAGGTATTAGTGTAAGTGGCTCAACTGGTGCAGTAACAGTAACAAACACAGCACCTGACCAAACCGTTGCTTTAGCTAACGGAACAGGTATTAGCGTAACTGGAACTTATCCTAACTTTACAATTACCAACACAGCCCCATCTAGCGGTGGAACGGTTACATCCGTCACAGGAACAGCACCAGTAGTAAGTAGTGGTGGCGCAACCCCTGCTATTAGCATGGCAGCAGCCACAGGAAGTGTTGATGGCTATTTGACAAGCACCGATTGGACAACATTTAACAATAAAGCCCCTGCCGTAACCTATACAACCAATTACATTCCTTATGGTCAAGGAACTACAACACCTAACCAATCGGCTAATTTAGTATTTGATGGCACAAATTTAGGGGTTGGCACTTCTAGTCCTGCTTCTAAATTGCAAATTGAAGGTGGAACTAGCGCAGACCAAATGCGTATGGGTACAGGCTCTAATTACTACAAAATAGGCAGAGAATCAGTATCTACAGGATATTTAAATTTTTATGGCACTCAATCAGGTGCAAATGGTTATGTATTTGGTGGTATAGATGGCGAACGGATGCGTATTACTAGCGCTGGTGGGATATCTTTTGGTTCTAGCGGTACTGCTTACGGAACTACAGGGCAAGTATTAAGCTCTAATGGCAATGCCGCCCCTACTTGGGGTTCTGTAGCAAGTAGTGCTATGCCTACTGGAACAGTTTTGCAAGTTGTAAATGGCACTTCTACAACTCAAACATTAACATCATCCGCTTCTTATGTTGATACTACTTTATCCGCAACAATTACCCCTAAATCTTCAACAAGTAAAGTTTTAATAATTGCTAATATTGCAGGGTGTTTTTCTAGTGGAGCAACCGTAGGTGGATGGTGCATTGCAGATGGTTCAAATAATACCCTTTTTGAATTTGAAGGATTGACTGGGTATTCTTTGTCACCAAACACTTCATTGGGTGAAGTTGGAACAAATTATTTACATTCTCCAGCAACAAGTTCTGCCTATACATACAAAATTAGAATGAAAAACATTGCTGGTTCAGGAATTGGTTTAAATGTGGTGACTAGCGGAGTTTGCACATCGTCTATTACTCTTTTGGAGATTGCAGGATGAGTTCCAATTTATTTGAAGCAATTATTAAATTTCACCCTGAGGTTGTTACGGTTCGTGACAATATTGCTTATGATGAAACAGAAAAAGAAGTTGTTTATGACCCAAGGGTTATTGAAAATTATTTAATTTCTCAATCTTATATTGCTAAACGCCAATCTGAATATCCACCAATCACGGAGCAATTAGACATTATTTTTCATCAAGGTTTAGAAGCGTGGAAATCTGAAATACAAGCAATAAAAGATAAATATCCAAAATAATGTTTCAAACCGCTTTTCAACCTACAGCGTTTCAAAACGATGCTTTTCAAATAAGCATTACGCCTACTCCCCCTTTAAAACAAGGTGGAGATGATGCGTCTTGGACACCAGAGGAAAGAAAGCGTTATAAAGCCCTACAAAAGAAATTATCCAAAGCTGAAGCTAAACGCATTGAAGCATTAAAGGCTGACGCTGAAAAGCGTAAGCAAACCATTACAGATTTAGTTGACCCTAAACCTGTGGTACAAAAGCAACAAAATAATATACAATCCAATCAAGAAGTTAGCGTTGATACACCGTCAAACCTAGCAAACATTGACCGATACATCGCTAACCTTGTTAAACAGCAACAAGACCTGCAAACCGCAGTAGCAATGAGAGAAGCAAAACTCCGCTTAGAGCAGGAGATTGCAATCTTAGAAGCCAAACGGCAAGCAGAATTAGACGATGAAGAGGCCTTATTAGCACTTATCCTGTAAACCCCCACGCAAAATACAAAGAAGCCTATGAGCATCTACACCAAGGTCGCTATGACGCTGGTTTTAGATTGTTTGAATACCGTTGGCATCCTGACATTCTTGCAAACCAAATAACACCATACACACAAAAGCCAAAAAACCCTGCGGTATGGCGTGGTGAGTCACTATTAAACAAGTCCATCGTTATTCAAATGGAACAAGGCTTTGGCGACATCTTTATGTTTGCTCGTTTCTTGCCATTTTTAAAGGTTATGGGCGCTAAAAAGGTCGTATTGCTAACACATGGCTCATTACTACAACTTTTAGGGCAGTTTGAGTGCGTTGATGTACTGACAAATCAGCCTGAATGTCCTGATGTAGTGGAATGTGACTACTGGATTGGCAATATGAGCCTTCCGTATTACATTTCTTGCGCTAATAAGTACGCAAAGTCATTGTTCCCCCTAACAAACAAGAAAATAGTAGGCTCTGAAGGTTATTTAGACGCTAAACCTTCTGACATTGAACCCAAAATAGGGGTAAATTGGGGCGCTAGTCGCAACATCTTATTTCATATTAAGTCTATTCCAGACCACCAAATGTACAACTTAGTAGGGGATAACGCCTATAGCTTATCTCCAGAGCATGACGGCTTTTTTCACCCATTGCCTGATGACGGTTGGAAAACTGATTGGGCGGTCACAGCAAGGCATATGAAGGCTATGAAGGGCATTGTGACGGTAGACACAGGCACAGCCCATTTAGCAGGCGCATTGGGCGTTAAAACCATTGTGTTACTTCCAAAGGAAGAATATATCTGTTGGCGTTGGAAAAACGGTAAATGGTATGACTCTGTTATTGCTTTACGCCAAGAAGAATATGACCAAGTACCAGATTTAATAAGGAGGATGTGATGAAGATTTGCCCTAATTGTGGTTTTAGTGAAGGCAACCATGTTGCAAAAAAACAACAGTCTGACAAAGAGTTTTACCTTGAGTTTTGGGGGTTTACCCTAGGTACACCAGAAGCTGAAGAAGCCTGGAAGCAAAAGGAAGAAATGACTCGCAGAGAAGCGCCAATGGTCATGTCTGACATTGAAGGTTATGTGAGCCAAGTGGATGGCACATGGATTAAAAGCCGTAGCCACCATAGAAGTCACCTAAAGCAACACCGAATGATTGAACTCGGAAATGATGTACCAATGCAGCATAAAAAAATAGACATGAGTGCTAAGTCTAAAGAAGCAAGAAAGCGCCAGATTGCAGAATTGGCATACGAAAAACTTAAATATTAACCTGATAACTTAGGAGAAAACCATGTCAGAAGAACAATTAGACCGCAGAGAACTATTAATGCAAGCTATGGAAGCTGCAGAAGAAGGCACTTTAGAAGCGCCAGAAGAGGTAGAAATTAATGAGCCTGAAACAGACATTATTGCTGAAGAGGCTAATGCCGAGAAGTTCGATAAAGCGCAAGCTAGCGAGGCAAACGACGAAGTGCCTGCCGAAGTCTTTGAAGCTATTGAATATGCAGATAAGGATGAAGCGCAACAGGCAGCAGAAGAAGTAAAACCTGTCACTCGACCTTCTACATGGAAAAAAGAATATGTCCAGATTTGGGACAAAATGGAAGCTGGCGAACAAATCAGTAAAGAGGATTTTACTAAGTTTGCCGAATACGCCAACCAGCGTGAATCTGAGTACAAGAAAGGCGTAAGCACTTACAAGGCTGAAGCTGACCGTGCTAGAGCCTATGAAGAAGCAGTAGCGCCTTATGCAAATGATTTGCAAAAGCGTGGCATCAAACCTGAGCAATATATTTCTAATTTGGCTCGTGCTGACCAAATTTTGACTCATGCGCCAATGGAGCAAAAAGTTCAAATATTTCAGCGACTTGCACAAGAATATGGCGTACAATTAAATGGTAATGGTCAGATGCAACAGTTTGACCCGTACACGCAACAACTGATGAACCAGTTAAACATGGTTAATCAAGAGGTTTCAAGCATTAAAGGTCGGTTTGCCGAAGAGGAAAACCAACGCTTAATGAATGAAATTGAGAAGTATAGAAGTGATGTGGAGAAATACCCTCACTTTGATGTGGTAAGGGAAGAAATGGCTCAACTACTTGAGTTAGGGAAAGCCCAAGACCTAGAAACAGCTTACAAGAAAGCTGTGCGTATGAATGACGATGTTTGGTCGCTCGAGCAGGAAAGACTCCTGAAAGACGCTAAACAGGCGGCAATCAAAGCACAGCAAGTACAGAAAGCGAAGGCTGCTGCAGTAAGTCCGAAATCCGTTACACCTAGCGGAAGAGTGTCTGAACCAGGAGATAAAAAGGATAGACGGTCTTTATTGTCCGAGCAATTAGGCGAGGCAATGAGCCGTAGGGTTTAACTAGCCAATTTTGGCACATTTTTAACTAAGGATAATTATCATGGCATTTGCTAACTCAGCGATTACCGATATTATCGCTACCACTATTCAAAGTCGTAGCGGTGAATTGGCAGACAACTTAACACAAAACAACGCAATTCTTCAGCGCTTGAACCAAAAGGGCAATGTACGCCCTTTCTCAGGCGGTAATGTGATTCTTGAAGAAATCATGTACAACGACCCAAATACTAATAACGCTAATTCTTATAGCGGTTACGAAGTATTGAACATTTCTCCAGATAGCCCAATTTCTGCTGCTCAGTACAAGATTTCACAGTACGCTGACTCAGTAACTATGTCTGGTCTTGAAATGTTGCAAAACAGCTCTAAAGAAGCAATCATTGACCTTTTAGATGGTCGTATGCAAGTTTCTGAAGCTCGCTTGTTGAACCGCATTTCTGGTGACTTGTATGGTGATGGTACAGGCAATGGCGGTAAAAACCTTGATGGTTTGGCTGCTGCTGTTTCTGCTACTCCTACTACTGGCACTTATGGTGGTATTAACGCAGCAAACTGGGATTTCTGGCGTAACCAAATCACTACTGGTGTAACTACAACTCCTTCAACAACTAACATCCTTGCTAAGATGACTGAAGCTGCTATCAAGCAGATTCGTGGTACTGACAAGGCTGACTTGATTGTTGCTGGTAACACAATGTATCAACTCTATGTAAACAGCTTGCAAGCTATCCAGCGTAT